CCGATGTTGAATTTCCCAGGACAGTATTATTATTAAAAAAGAATTTATGACGAATTCCTCCCCGATAAAACCTATAAATCCATGAGAAATAATCCATCGGACAAAAAGGATTATTTAATATTGCACTGGGTGCATCACCAAAATGACCAGCAGAAACAAATGCAGTACAAAATCGAGTATTAATATTAACTCGACCTCTAGTTCCAAAACGTGTAATGAGTTGGCGAATATTAGAAATATCCTCACCAACGCACAACGTTTTCGGACTCAATTGAGATGAAGTGTTCATCTTAAACATATCAGCAGCAGGTGAAAAGTCATTAAATCCTTGATCTTGAAATTGACCAATAACTTGAGACTCATACCCACTGGTGAGATGATAATAATCAACACTGTCATCCTCTTCTGAAATGGATCTTGCAAATCTAACAGAAATATCCTCTTCTACTTTATCCTTTAAAATATCTGTATTTTTCCGCAAAGCTTGTATCTTCGAAATAGCTTTGCGTTTAAGTGTAGATGAAACAAAAGAATTTTCAGGTTCAATTGGTTCGGAAGGTGGACCTTCTGGTGGTGGTTCCAATGATAAAAAAGGATTCACCACAGTATAAGTTGCAAAATCTGGAATAGCTAACTGAAAATCATCTGCTCCACGAACCCACAAATTAATATCCACAGATTGAGAAACAGTGTCAGGGGCTCTTAAAACATTAAGAACCTCAAACACCAATACTCCCGTGGATACTTCTGGGGGCACAACTGCAATAACTCCCAAAAGGGAGACATTCTTATATTGTGTATTTGAAACATATGGAATAGTAAACTCTATTTGATCAGAAGTATGCAAATCCCAAATCCAAGAATAGCCCAAATCCAAATCATAATTTTGACCTGTCAACCCAGAAGGCACGAAACCAATTCGGATTCGACCAGAATGATATGCTGTTTTAGCCACCTGAAGTTTATAAGAAAGTCCTCCACGCCAATATTTAAAAGGAGCAGAAGTAAATCCAAGAATAGTGGGTTCAATAACGTTACCGTTATTTCTTCCAATTCCAGGATGAACATGAATTTCCTGCAGAACAGTATTGGGAGTTGCCAGAGTTTGCCAAGTAAACGTATGGAACCAATTAGAATGTGAACATATATAATTGATATCCATTTCGTCAACCTGAGAACCAAAGAGATCTCCACGTTGCTGAATCTGATTATCTTGTTTACAAGCAAGTGTTGTAGATTGATCTAACCCATCAGTGTGAGTATAACCAAAAGCTGGTACATTCTGAAATTTTACTTGAGTTACAACTGAAGTTGGTTTACTAAAACCAAATACTGTTGCAACCTTAGCTAAAGAATCTGCAATCCATTGCACAGGTTTAAAAATGTCTCCTATTACAGGCAACATTGATGCGCCCTTAGCAAATCCTGCAAGATGTTCAAAAGTTCCAGAAACAATTCCTTTTTCAGACTTTTCTACATCCTCAGCAATTTGTGATTGATATCCACCAGTAAAATTCAAAAGATCCCTACCAGCCTTATTATTCTTGCGTACAGTTATATATTTCTTCTTTAGTAAATGCTTTACTAATTCTTTTTCCTTTGCATTTAAGCCATTTTCTAGGTTCAAGAGAGCTGGGATATTTGGCCGCGCCGTTGGCACACCAATATCAATATTTTCAAACCAAGCAAACACAGTGACAGTACAGTCAACAAGCGTTTGCAAGGTATTGAGAACAGAAATAAACAAATTACCCATATCTCCCTGTTGAGTCACTAGATTATAATGTGTATATGGGCTTACGTACGGTATTCGCAGCATTCCAGAATTCCCTGTTGCTGCATCTAATACTAGATGCGGAAACGTGGTTTTCGCGGATAAGTGCTGATTCAATATCGCGCGTGTTCCCACAACTCGCGAAAAGGGAGCAAAATATGCCAGTAGTTTGCCCTGTTGGAAAGTAGAAGCGTTTACTATAACCCGAATACATACATCTGCACGCAGATATGTAAAATTTTGAATTTTATCTTGAATAATTGATGAAGCACTAATTAAGGCTTCTGGGAAAATTAAGGACAGAATTTCTGTATTCTGCGCTTGGCTTGTACTCCATGTTTGAGAACCCACTTTTACAGGGCGGGCCAAGATATCTTCCAAAGTATGACATCGTGCTTCTGAAGCTGGTACTAAAACTTCCCGTAAAGGAGTTGTCGCATTGGGTAATGAGGCATCTTGAGTCGCAGTATCATCCACAAAAGCAGTAATTTCTTGGGGAGTTGTTGTCGCATCAGGATCTGTAGCTACCAAAACAGTAGTGGGATCCTGCATAGTCGTCATCGATTTCGTGCCTGAGGAATTATCACTCAGAGCACTATTTGAGTTTGAGTTTGTTGTTGCAAGTGAGTTGTTTATCGTCTTCAAGGAGTGACCACTTAGTCAGTTCCTCAGACGGGTTCAATTCATAGCCAATATTTTAGGAGCCACACATGAATTAATAGAGGTAAATACCTCTGCTCCAGCCTTGGTAGGCTACTTGGATTCAGGCTTTGCTGCTGTGTAGTTATTAGAACCATCATTACACAGCCCCATTCCAAGATTAATAGTTTTTGTCGTAACTCGAAGCACAATACTCCAAGTAAGAGCTGTGCTTGGGTTGTTGTTCCAAGCACTTACGACATGCTCTCAAAATTTGAGAGGATTTCTCCTGAAAAATCTGTTGCGGATGGAGAGACAGTTCCATAAGAGCTGTCTCAACATTAACATTTACAGTTTCCTCAAGATCCATATCCCCTCGAATCCAGTTACACATTTCCATGATAGTTTCCATCTGCAGAGGAGCCTTATAAGTAAATGTTGCATTATCCCATCGGAAAGCACGTTTCAAAAAAGAAACTTCCTCCAATGAACGATAAGCTACAACATCAACACTCTTAGACTCATCTGTATAAGTCATACCAATCCTACGGTAACCTTCAGCTATAGTGGTCTGATTGAACTCATCAATCACTGCATCTGAAATGTTAAGAATATTATCATCGCCAAATGAAATAAGATTAACATAACGAGAAAAAGCAGCACATGATGAATGATCAGAATTCTGCATCAAAAGACACCACACAATTCGCATCGAAATGGAATTGTAGAGTGAATTAATGATAACAGTTGCAGGATTTCCAGATGGTTGAGAATGAGTCCAGCCATACACATTATCGCCAAATATATGAAGAGAAGAAGAAATATCTTCCCATAATACATGACGAATAAGTGCATTTTCAGGGCCATCATCATACCAATCATTGATCATATCACAAATAGCATGGAGAATCTGACCATTCAAAGAACCGTCAAAATTGGAAAAATCTCCTGCTATCACTTTGTTCCCTTTCCGTTTAAGGTACATAGCCAAATCATTCCAGCGGGTAGAATATGCATTAATTCCTACTGCAATTTCATTCTTTATCATATTAGTCATAATGTGAGCATTAAAACCAAGAAAATATTGACGAAACAGTAAAATATAATCCATACTTCCAGCCGCAAATACACGAGTTTTAGCTTGTTGTACCTTAGCGAGAGAGCGTCTTTCATCTTTCAATGTATCAATCCAAAATACAGGTTTACGAATGCCTTTCTTTGCTAAAGAAAGACGTTCCGTAACTGCATCTCGGAGTTCAACATTGTCAAAGTCAAACTCTCCATCACCAAGCCATTTCGTTTTACCAAGCGTACCTTTTCGGGTATCAATCCAAGGCCAACCGGGAGAAGATCTTCTATTAATAGGTTCCAAAAATGAATCCCCAAGAACACCCTCTATTCCTTCCCGATAAGTGAGGACACGTTGATGTTGTATATTGGTATTAGAGTTCATTACTTGTTGATAATCAGTGCAAGCTGCTTTTAAGATATCACTATCTATAACAGCACACTGAACACCACACTTGCGCAAACCCTTTTCTAAAGGATCCACCCAAACACCATCCACTTTGAAATTACTCAAAACAGCTGGTGCCATTAAAGGTGTATCCAATAAACCATACAAAGGAGATTTTCGAATTGTTGTCTTCAAAGGAGTTCTTAGCGAGCGGTAAAGCTTACCAAGAGGTTCAAAATCGCCAACAGGTAAAGTAGGAATCAAAGTCTCATCAATTTCAAGTGAAAGATCTAACGCAATCTGAGATCGCATAGGAATAGATCCAAACACTCGAGTCAAATCTTCTTGACTAATTGAATTAGAGACTCCTGAACCATCCTTACCAGCCACATGAATTCCAAGTATTTTACGTTGAACTGATGGATTAGACACTATAAGGGGAGCACCACAATCTCCCTTAATAGTGTCAGAATTATACTCATAACATTGCCGAAGCAAAAATATGCGCACAGCTCCATCAGGTTCATTATGTTCATAATGTTGTTTATCAAGTGCTCTTATCTTCAAAGAAGAAAACTGAGTTGGAATCACTTTGCCATCCAAATCATGCAAAGCTACAATTGAAGCTCTACAAGAATGGAGAGATGATAATTCCTTCGATTTGATAAAATGCTTGAAAATGTCAACTTTTGCTGGAACTGAACCAGCTGGAAGTGTTGCAATAGCAGCATCCTTTTCTTCACCAAGTGAATTGGTTATAGGATAAAAGGAAATGCCACTAGTATCAATCTCATATCCCTCATCAATATAAATATTACGCAAAAGAATTGTTTTTGAATTCTTTAAGGTTTGAATAGCATGAGAAGGAATAAGCAAACTACGTCCTTTAACAAAAAGACCATGAACCACACCTTTCCACACATCTCCTTTCTTCGTATAAATACGAAACAAATTACGATACACTCGACATTGAATTAATTCTTGTTGATTACTATCGAAAGCCAATTCAGAAGTAAGTTTCAATAACTTACGGCTTTCTGTTTTCAATTGTCGAGCAGACTGTGTTTTTTCTGGTTCAGAAGATAATTCTGTTCTCACACGACGGGCAGCTTGTGTTTTCTCTGGTTCGGAACTAAGACCTTCTGTCCTAAGTTTCCGATTCACTTGAGTCTTTTCTGGCTCTGAACTAATCCCTTCCGAAATCACCTCATCACAATCCTCAAACCTAGCATGATCATAAACCAACACTGCAGTCTTCATCAAACTTGCTTCATCACCATAGTTGATCGTAATTGTTCCCATTCGCTTTCGCAAACGATCACAAAAATCACAACAAACAAAACAAAAACTTGAATGAATACGATGTGCCAACTCCAAATCAATCTCCTCAAAATCACATGAAACAAGATGCATCATTTGACAAGAGCCAAACAAAGCCTCAGTCTTCATAATGATTGGTTTAGAAGGAAGTTTTGGAGCAGGTTTTAACATATTATAAAGTCCAAGTGCTAACATCAATCCCATAAGAATTTGATTAACCATTTGGAGCTTTATTGTCTGAGGCGTCTGTGAAAATTCAACATATTGCTTACGAAATATTTTCTTGAAAGTCTTCTGAGCTCGCTGCAGAATAGATACTATTGAAACATAAGCAAAAGAACTCAATTGAAATCCATAATCTCGGGCTACTACAGCCCAAGTCTTTCCATGCAAATATATATCAAAAGCAATAGCACGCAAACGTGTAGAACGATCATTATTACGAGGTGGTAATTCCCATTCTGTATGTGCAAATAAATCTACACACTGATTATAAAATACATTAAAATCTTCAGTGTCTTTTGCAAGAGCCTGAACCTTTTGTTGCATTTCATCTGGAAAAATGGAATACTCTGAATTAAATTCAACAGTACTTGTTTTAATGTCTAACCACATTGCCAAACAGACATATTGAGAACGCAAAATATCATCTTCTTCGAAGTCATCATCTACTTGAGATTTCAACACAAGAGCTCTTTCTGCAAGAGCCACCAATCGAGCTTGACTCATCTGAAATTGAGTAACATATTGATCACGACATTTTTGAGCAAATGTTGGATAATCAATAAGTTTAGGAACAGCCGCTCCATTTAACAAACAAGT